CATTGATCAGCCCCAGCAGATCAGGAGCGCTGCTACAGCAGCCTTTTCTCTGGGCGAAATCGCTAAGTTACAAAGAGACGAAGAAGGCTACTGGTGCTGGACGTCACCGAGTTTCTCCGTGAGACGAGTGGCTACATGCGTGACAGACGAGGGATCGATCGATTTGGAAGTGCGTTTCGCATTACGCGGCTTAACTGACGACCGCCGCTACATTACTGACGTTATGGAAGTCGTTACAAATTCTCTATACAGAGCATTGCGACTTTCAGGTTTTAATAATCCTAAGGTGCTTAGTGCGATAAAACAAAATGGAGAGCTGTTGTTTAGGAATTGGGCCAAAATCGAACTAAATGATGACGGAGGAGCGAGGATACAGCAGGAAGTTCTCGGCCGGTTGATAAGCGTACCCTTTACGGATTATGTACCTATGAAGGTGTTGAGAGAGACGAGATGTCCGTGGTATAAAAGCCTGACCACTACTCACAGTAGTACAAAGGCGAGGATGTGGTTTTGGGAGAGTAGCAGTCTGATTGCGGTTGTTAGCGATGTAGAGGAAGATCGTGGCGTAATTGTCGAGATACATTATGCGTTTAGACCAGACACCCCCGCAGCATTGAAATTCGCTATAATAACAGGGATGAGACATAGTGTGTGGACTGCAGAGTGGCTTCGAGCACGCCGTCTACGGCATAACACCCTGTCGACACCATGCTCAGCAGACGAGGGGGTACCCTTCGAGATGTTCTTTAAAGAAGTAGATAAGAATGAAACGAAATACAATATAAACGAACTGCCGCTGTGACCAAAAGGAAGAGTGAGCACCCAGGCGTCACAAAGATATCCAGAGGATATCTTACAGGCCTTTACTTCAACAAACTGAAGTTCGTCAGAGCTATACGCAGATGGCGAAGAATACGCGCAAGATGGCTGCCCATTCGTACAAGGATGGGTCAATGGTATCGCCTACGGAAGAAGGCCATAGAAATTCTGTCCCGACTGACGTTTCTGTCTTCCGAGACTGAACGCGTGTTGAACTACATTCGTGCGAACTATGCAAAACTGAAGGCCGCGCGTTGGTTTGGTGACGTCGGAATAATCGACACCCACCTTCCTGAATTATCCTGGACTACGCTAGACCGATATCTCATCGCAATGGATGTGCTCGCACCACATCTGCTATATGCGTCGGCATTATCTTCAGTAGATAACGAGGCATTAGCGACTATACTGTACCCGACTGACCTGATACTGTACAAGAAGCCATCAATACAGCGCCTTGCCGCACAATTGATGGGCTTCTACACCTCCTTCGCGAAGAGTTTTCAGCATGAACCCCAACTCAGTATTATGGGACATGCGTATCGATCTCCAGGCAAATATTACTATGCATTTGATGAGTGGACTCTGGTGGTTGATATACTGGGTGCACGAATGCGGACAAAGGAATGGTTCGATATTGCTCTTCCACCGGCCAGGAGTGATGTACTAAATGAT